TCCATAAGGTTCTTCACCCCAACCATTTCTACCCCAACCAACTAACGTACCCGCGTTATCAAAATCTCCAAGTTCTGTTGTAGCTTGTTGACCTGTTGGAGTTATAATTGATTCTAGAGCTAGTGTAAGAGAACCAACACTAGATGTTGCTTCTACACCTGTTGGTATAACAGTTTGTGTATCAAAAGTAGTAACGCTTCCAACTGATGTTGTTGATTGTACACCTGTTGGTTGTACAGCATATTCTACACCCCAACCAGAGTTGCCCCATTCTTGACGGCCCCAGCCTTCTTCATTAAAAGCTTCTAGTGAACCTACTGATGATGTTGATGATTGTCCGGTAAGAATAACGGTAACATTGTCGTCACCCCACTCGTTGGATCCCCAAGTATTATTACCCCAGGTTGATGCCATAAGGAGTTCCTCCCTATGCTATACGAAGTATTGCGTTAGATGCGTCTGCTGTTGGAAATTGAATTGTGAAAGTTCCACTTGATACAGTTTTGTCTCCACCGAATGCTATTGCACAAACTGCTGGATCACCTGATGCAGTGTCATTAAAAATTAAACAACCGTTAGCTGTAAATGAAGCTGATGTCCAAGAAATATCTGCAAAATCACAACATGCAGTGTCGCCTGATAAAGCAGGAGTTACGTTTGTAAGCGCTTTTCCTTTTGCAACATAAGCTGATCCTGATGTGTTAGTTATTTCGTTTGATGAACTGTAAGCTGTTGTTGATTTATTTAGTGTAGCTGAACTTGTGTACAATGCTAAATTAAAAGTGTTTCCACCGTTTGTAAAATTGTGAATTGCTCTTAAAACTTCTGTTTTAAAACTGTTACATACTGCTGATGTTATTGCCATAATTTTTTCCCCTAATTTACGGTGAAGGTGATTTAACTTGTATCCTAACAGTTCCGTCAGTATAGTCGTCTCGTCTTCTTCTTCCTATTTGCATTCCTGCAAACTGTTGTATTGAAGTTTTATACTTATTCTCGTACAGTGTCAACATCTCCATTGGACCTTTTAAGAATGCAAATGCTTCTACTAAACAAGCATATAATAGTCCTTGTGGGAAGTAATTACTTAAATAGGTAGTAGAGTTTCCATTACTACCTGAACCTAATCCTACTGGTATTTTGTTGTAATATATTCTAAATTTGTAAGCCGCATCCGGTGTAGGAGCAATATATAGTCCCCCAGATGTAGTATCCGTTTTAAGTGTAGCACCACCAAACATAGCATAATATTTAGGGAAACCTGTTACATCTTGTGCAGTTAAATCACCTTCTGGTCCTGTTAATCTATCAGTATACTCAGATAAATAAGTTTGATCTTTTTTTTCCAACCAAGTACCGCTACCCGTAGTGTTTGCTGTTGAATTAAATACTTCAACACCCCTAACAAATAACGCACCAGCAGGAACATTAATTGTATTATTATCTGTAGATAATGTACCTTCTTGAACAAGACGGTCTGAGTCCATTGGAAGTTCTATATTAATTCTATACTCAGCAGCCATTATAAAACCATCTAAGATAGTTGTTGTAAATACAGAATCGTCAACCTCAGTATAATCTTTGATTGCTTGTTTAAGTGTATCGTATGTATAAATTGAAATTCCTGACATAATTAAGCTCTATCATTAATGGGTCCGATTGTACATAATAAACCGCCCCCTGTTTCTGTTTCTGATGGAGTGTTAGTTAATATAACATTCACACCATCAAATTGTGTAGTCGTAGAGGGTTGACCTGTACTTGGAACTGATGTTTCATTTAAAGAAACAACTTTATAACAACCAAAAACTTTTGCTAAATTAGAATGAGATCCAGCAACTGTAGATTGAGGAGATGCTCCTCTGTAAGGTGCACTTGTTCCTCTAGTACAACCTGTTAGTTGATGTGTAGACCTTCCTGTATATTCTATAACTTCATTTTGATATGTCCCAACCTTTAAAGGATCGCTTGTATCACTAGCTGTTAATACTTTTTCTATTATAATAAAACCTGAAGTAGGGAACTGGGATCCATCAGTTAAATTAATTGTAGTAGCAGTATCTGTTATTGCTCCATTTAATGTTGTAGACATTTGTAGTGTCGATATTGCAACACCACCCACCGGTGATTTTACATTTCTAAGTCTAACAAAATCATTAACTTCTAAATCACCATTTGGAAAATCTATTTTTAAAGTTGTGCTTGTAGCTGTCGTAGTAATTGGATTATTTGGTAAAAAATCTTCTGTTGGAAATTCTGTTCTTGCTGGTCTTGCTCTTTGTAAAGCTTGAGGATCTGCATTAATGGGTTTAGGTTGTAGCTGTGGTTGTTTGGGCTCGTACTCTGAGTTATGTACCAACGCACCATTCCATTCCCTAACCATTTCATTATATGGAAAAGCCAAACCAGAACGATCTGATATCGCTAAAGCATGTTTACCTTGTGCAAAACTAGACATTAACTAACTCCTGGAAAATATATTTTAGGTGATATGTAAGTTGAGTTAGAAGAACCATCCTCAGACTCGGCTCTTTTTAATTCATCTTCATATAATAATTTTAATTCCTGTACTCTTGGTGGTGCATATTTTAAAGCTAGATAATAAGATAGACCCATTATCATACAAGGTATAAATCTGTAAGGTACATCAGTTGCATTAGTGTAAGCTCCTACATCATCAATTCTTTTTGTATAATAGAAATTTATAAAATCACCTGCTTGTGAGCTACCTGGTGTTAAATATAAAGTCATAGTAACTTTATCTACAAATCTTTGAACCCAGTATTGAGTGGGTAAACCTAAATCTGTTTTATTAGAAAATGCTTGATACTGAGATCTACTAATTCTTGTCATAGGTGTATCAACACTTGTAGTATCTACTCTGTAATTTGCTTCTTGAATATCAGTCATACCTCTTGGAGACTGTAGAACAGTATCACCACTTGCATGAGTTGCAGCTGTAGTGCCATTAACCCCTCTCACACATCCTGTAAGATTTAAACTAGAAATTCCTGTGTAAGTAATATCTTCTGTACCAATAGTTAAAGTACCTGCTGTTGGAAAACCCGTGATCGCGGTCAAGGGAATAGTTGTAACTGCTGCATCTATTCCTGCACTAAGTGTAGTGCTTACACCATCAGATACACCATCAGCAGTGGATCTGTAAAAAGTATAGACTGCTTGACCATTTACTAAAGTTACGTTTTGATTTTTTACTTCCCAAAATTGTAAACCTCTATTTCCCCATTCAGAAAATAAAATATTTAAAGATCTTTTAGCAGTTTTTAATTGATAACCAGAAACACTTTGAATGCCAATACGCTCATAAGCATCTTCAATAATTTCATCAATGCCTAAGTTCTTATCAAAAGTATAAGAACCTGAAGTCGTATTAGCCATGAGCTTACGCTCCTGTAATAGTTAATGTAACGCTACCGTCTGTACCAGTAGTTTGAGTTAACGTAGCACAAACTCCATTTTGGAACAAGATACCTGAACCGGGGACATAAACTTCTAGTCCTTCAGTTTCATATCTATAGATAGCTTTTAAATTACCTGCTGCCGCGTCTCCTGCAGAAGCTACGTCATGTAGAGATAAAACAGAACCTGCTTCTCCTCTTCCTTGAATAGATGTAACTCTAGCTCTGGCCGCTAATAAAACAGAAGCTGCCCCTGTAGTTTTGTTAAGAGTTGTTTGGTCACTTGAAAATGAACTCATAGTTTTTCCTCCTTAAAATTTATGTGGGGCCGAAGCCCCACACTAAATTAATTATTACGCTGCAAATGCAAATGCACCTGTAGTTGCGTCTGCTGCACCACCCATTCTAGATGCGATAGTCCATGTGCCTGTTTCGTAACAAATAAAAGCAATCATGCTTCCAGTTGTAAACAAGTTTGTAGCCGCGTTAGCTGGTGTATAAACTAACTGTGTTTCACCTGCAGTTGAAATGTCAAAAGTTACTTCTGCTGCTGCTCTTGATTCAATTACTGAACCAGTAGCCCAAACATCAGTTCCAGCTGCATTAAAAGTTAAAGTGTTAGTTCCACCAGTTGTGTCAACTGATTGCACGTAAACACACACATCACCTTGTGTTGCTGCTGGTAATGCTGCTGCAGCTGCTGCTGCACCTGTGTAGTTAGTAACATTCATTGAATTATTAATCAAAGTAATGTTAGCACCTGTTGCTAAATCAGTTAAAGTTAAACCTGTCATATCAGGTAAAGCTGAACTATATCTAGTTGTAAATGCACCTGTTGTTGCGTTTTTAGTAGCCACTTCAAAACCTTTTTCAGATCTTACCGGACCATTAAATGTAGTATTTGCCATAATTTTATCCTCCTAGTTATGATACATAGTCTCTAGGCCGTCGACTATACGCGTCTACGTATCGTTTTAAATTGTATAGTGAGTTATTTATATATTATATTTTAGTAGAGTGCAAGAGATCCCTAGGTATTTATGCATTTCAGCGATGTAGCTTTTGTCTAAGTAGCTACAGAAACTTGTGGAGCAGAACCTTCTACGTTGTTCTGTATGTGAGCAATTCTAGCTTCTTCAAGCTTGATCTTAGTAATGACTTCTTTAACTTTGTCATCAATTCTGACCATTTCAAGAGTATATCTATTATTATCTAGATGCTCCTGTTCCCACTTCAACTCCAAGGACCTTTTTGCTTTGTATAGGTCTTGTATCATTAATAACCTCTTCATAAGTTATTCTATTTATTCCCGAATGATAGCTATCTCCGAGATATTCCCAGACTATACTATTTTCTCCAAGTTTGTCAAGTATAGCTTTTTCAACTAATTCTGGTGTGTCTTCAACATGTTCAATACTAAATTTAGCATGGTGATTGTAAGCCCAGATATTGATGAGAGTTTTTTTCATATTATCACTTTCGTAGTTAAATGTGGCGGAACTGTGTCCCGCCACAAAATATTTAAGTATTAAGCTCCTGGTGAAGCGAAGATACCTCTATAGTCAGATACGCCAAAAACGTATCTTTCTCTAGCTTTGTATCTAACATTACCAGTATCGAAATCCCCTTCCATTTTAGTAGACATAGGAGTTCTTTGGAAATGTTTCATACCATTTGGCACGTCTGTAATAATAAAGAACGCATCAGTGTCTGTTAAGTAATTGTTAACAGAGTAACCTTGAGGAATCATCCCCATAGATTTGATAGCATTGATATCATTATCAGCAGTTCCAACTCTACCAGCAGAAGCCATAAGTCTTTCAGCTGTGAATTGTAGTGCAGATGGGATGATCATCTTCATACCCTTAGCAGCGATTTTTAAACCTCTTTCATCAGTCATAGCAGCGATATCAATCAATGCTTGTTCTAATGAAGTTTCGTTTAAATCCGCAGCAGTTGCTAGTGTGTTAGACACAGTTCCAGCAATTGTAGGGTGGTCTGTAGCAAAAAGCTCTGATCCATCACCTGAAGTGAATGTACCAAATCCGTTATTAAGCGGATTAACTGCTTTTACTTGCTTAGTTTGAGCCATAGATCTTGCTAAAGCTTTAGTGTATCTAGAAGCCAGTCTGTCATATAGATTGTCCTCAATTGCTTCCTCAGTGATAGCAAAAGCGAGAGCAATAGTCTCGTTAGTGTATCTAGCTGTGAAAGTTTCTTGAGCGTTATCATATGTAACACCTGAACCTTCCGGTTTCACTTGTGCTTGTGCAAAACCACTTAACATTACTTCTTCTTCAAAAGCTCTGTCAGATGACTCTGTAGTATAAATATCAGCTGACTGATTTTCATACTGTTTGTACTCCAGGCCGAATAAAGCATTCAATCCTGGCTCTAACTCTTTTACGAGTTGGTTTCTTGATATAGCCATATTTTATCTCCTTATATACCTGCTACGTTGTTTCCTAAGATATGTTCATTAATCATAACTCTAAGAGCAAAGCCCTCTTCAGTTGTGTCAGAATGATCAGGATCTCTTGAAACACCTATTATTTTTAGTTGAGCTGTTCCTGCTGCTGTTGTTGCTGATATCTTTGATTGTGAATTGAACAACGGCGCGCCGCCATTAGCTGTAACTTGATCGGCACAATGTCCTACTTCATTAGCATTGAATGCAGTATCTGCAGACATTACTTCAAACATTTGTTGCGGATTATCATTGATAAGTGCAACTATGTCTGTAGCTGTGTTAGAAGCGGGCGAATAGTTCGACCATGTTGGTTTACTAGTTGTTGCATCTGTATAAAATACACCGTTAAGTACGCCGAGGTTATTAACCCCTCCGTTAGCGGCAGTAAGCACAACTCCATCAGCAGTCAAAATTGTCAAAGCGCTATGACAAATTAAAGCTGAAGAAGCGGCTACATTCCACTCACTTAAACCGGCATTATTATACGACTGTCCAACCATCTTAATGGGTTTGAAACCAAACCCTGTTGTTGAAGCGTTAGCCATATTATTTTCTCCTTATGAACCTGCCCCGAGGGGCCTCCAGTTCGGTTTATAAAATTTCGTTGGTTTAAAGTAAAATTACTTTTTGCCACCGAAGGTTGTACGAGTTTGCATATCAATATCGATAGGCATTCCCCTATGCTGTTCCTTCATAAGATCGTTGTCGATTGCACGTTGTTGATCACTAGCTTCTTTAGCATAATAATCTTGTCGTTGTTTTGCGATCTCTTCCGGTACCCTTGTCAGCACAAGGCCTCCGTGCCCGATTACCCCTGCGTATTTGCCATCCATGATTGCTGGAAAGTCCTCATTTGGATATTCATCAGATCTTACAAGTTCATAACCGGACCTTAAGCGTCCTTGTATGTTCTTAGTATCTTGAAATCCCATGATTTCTATTCTGACCCATCTGTGTCTGAATCCTTCTGGCGCGTTGGGCGTATCTAAGTACGATGGTGGAGTCCAAGGTTTTGTAGCAACTTTGGGTTTAATCGTAGATGCTTGTGAATCTACTTTTGTAGAATCGCTTTTACTTTGGCTCGCACGAGTTGGTTTATTGTTTATCATATGCCTATACCTCCTTCGTGATTATAAGTTGTTTCGCATACTCTTCTAGTGGCACACCTAGCTTTCTAGCTATTGTTACCTGTGTCGGTGTGAGCTTCACAGTTTTGCGACCAGTCTTTGAACTACGCGTTGCAGAGGCAACGTTTTGTGTAGGTTTACTAATCTTTTGTTCTACTTTATCAAACTTATGGGGGAATTCAAGTCTTATTCTTCTATCCACCTCATTATAATATTCATCAGATTGTGGGTCCATACCCTCCTCTTCAGTAAGTTTTCTATGTAGGTCAAATGCTGTATAAGTCATGGCATTATCTTTACCAAACCAGTCATTTTCCTCAGCCCATGCTTCCGCTTTAGGATCTCTTACAGGTGCCGGTTGTCTTACTGGTTGTTGTAATGTAGGTTTTTCGTTAGCTGCGCTATCTTGCATAGCATGTTGAGATTTAATCTCAGCTAATTTACCTTGCTCATAACCTAATTGAGATATTTGAGTTAAAGCCTCTACTTCAGCTTTAGAGTCTTCATTAGTTCTAGCTGCTGCAAGTTTTGCTTGAGCGGCTGCTAACGATGATGTAATTCTGCCTTCCATTTCTGCGGCATAATTTCTATCTAAACCTGTGGCTGTAGCTTCATATCTATCTCTCTCACTTTTAATACGATTTGCATAAGACAAAGCTTCATCTTTTTGTCTTTCTGCTTCACGCATTTTTTTAGTGAGTTTTGCTATTCTTTTCTTAACGCCTTCAGAGTATTCTTCAACGTCTTTAGAGTTATCTTTTTGTTTATCACTCCCTTCTTCAGAAGTTTTCTGTACAACTTCTCCGCCTTCATTCTTTTCATCTCGAAGAACAGGCTGCTCATCAGATTTCTCAGATGCGTCATTGGGCTTATTATCGTACGTAATATTTGCTTCATTCTTTTTTTCCTCGTTTTCAAAAGTTTTATCTGTATCATTTTCTGTTTCTGGTAGTTCAATAGTCGCTCCCGGTCCGGTTACGTCTAATTCAACTGTTTTATCATTTTCTGTTTCTGGCATAGTTTCTCCTATGGTTGTTAAAATTCGTGGTATATGTCTTTAGGGTTATCCACGGTCGCTAAAACTTCATCATCATTCAAAAGTCTTATCTCACCCCCATCTATTTTAATTCGTGATCCAGCGTATCTTGCAAAGATAATCCAATCACCTTTCTTACACCATGGACCTTCTGGGTATCGTTCTTTATCGTAGCAGTGTGGTCCCATGTCTAAAACTAAACCACAAGTTGATGCTACTTGTGATCGTTCTACTGTTTCATCAGCTAATATAATTCCACCTTTAGTCTTTTCTTTTTGTTTAAAAGGTAGAACTAAAATTCTCCAACCCGTAGGTTTAGGAGTTTTTCCTATTTCATCTGATTTTTTTTCTGTTGGTTTGACACCAACTAATGTTTTATTCGGTAGTTCAATCTTTGGTTTTTGAACCGATGTTGACAACTGTTCCTTCATTTTCTTTTTGCTCCTTTTTGTTTAGCAGGCTGGATATCTCCTGACTTAAATATTGATACGTCCGTATCTGTCCTAGCATATACTGATATTTTTCCATACTGTCAACCCCACCTGAGGCCATAGCTGAAACCGTATCATCGTGTCTCATCTTAATTATTTTTCTTATTTTATCTATAAAGTGATCTTCTTCCATAATACCCTTTCTATTTTTTTGCTATTTTATCTTTATTAGGTCCCTTTTTTATCACGTAATCTTGAGTTCCACTAGCCCCTGTTTCTACCTCTTTTTTCAAGTGTCTAAACAAACTCATCTCAGTAATTTTTTTGTATTTCTCTTTTAAAAAGCTTTCTATTGATTTAGTATCTCTCATTTACTACCACCAATGTAACCACCAATAACTCCAATTAAACCTGTCACTGACATTTTCATAAGTACGATTATGCTGTCATCTATAGGTCTATCTTCTTTAACTTTGTCATCAATTCTGACCATTTCAAGAGTATATCTATTGTTATCTAGATGCTCCTGTTCCCACTTCAACTCCAAGGACCTTTTTGCTTTGTATAGGTCTTGTATCATCAATAACCTCCTCATAAGTTATTCGATTTATCTCGTTATTATAGTTGTTTCCGAGATATTCCCAGTTTATACTCTTTTCTCCCAACTTGTCAAGGATTGATTGTTCAAGAGAAATAGCATTATCTTCCGCAA